CTGGTAAGTCTTCAAAACGGAAACCGACCCCTGCGTCGTTTTTCCCTGTATTCACAATGTACAGCCTCCACAACGCAGCCGATGATATGATTCAAGATATGGATTTAGGAGATCATTACCAAGCACGAATTGAAAATGACATAGTAACCGTGTTTGCTCGCATCAACCCCCAAAAGCAAGTAGTTCTTCGTGTCAGTCGACAGGAGAACCGAGTTCGTGTTGAAATTGTTCGCCACAGTCAAATAGCACCGCTGTTTGCACAGTTGATTCTTGAGAACCTTGCCATTCAATTGGATCCCGACTACTTCATGTAAAGAGTTTCCTGTTTTTTACATAATGGGACTGATTCGATACACGACTTCAGTCGATTCGGATGTCAACTACGATTCACGTCAATTCGCGAACGAAGTTGCAATCTATTTAGCAGATCCAGAAGGGTGGGCCCAGTTACATACATTTGTGGTTGGAAAGGGAAAGACCATTCGATTATCGTCTCCTAAGACTTTGAAGACCGAGGGGTGTAAGGATGATAGTCTTTCCTGTGCAACCTTAGGTGGAAATGAGATTTGGCTGAATGCAAACCGATGGATACACGGTGCAGCACCTTCTAAATTGCCGTTGGAGAGATATCGTCAATATATGGTCAGCCATGAAATGGGTCATTCGTTAGGCTATGATCACGTACACTGTACCTCAGGTCCTGCTCCAGTGATGATGCAGCAAACATTGGGAATCGGAAAATGTTCTCCAAATACTGCAGTCGATCTTAGTCAGTTACCTTCAAAATCATCACACCGCTCACAATGAGTGCAATCGCAATGAGGTCATGGAAGTGAATACTTTCTTTGAAGAGCATGATACCTACAGTGGTTGTAGCCATCACTGACATTCCAGACCAAAGTGCGTTGGTCATTGCCATTCCAGACGTATTCATCGTTAATCGGAGTAAGTATCCAACGGCTGCATAAAACAACACACCGACCGCAAAGAAGGCTGAGTTGTCTATACTTCGCTTAAAACAGCTCATTGCCAAGGTTTCAAGCAGTACAATCAAAAGCACATACCAATACACGCGTGGGATGCCCATTTATGTAAGGGTGTGATTTATTGCATACGAGTAGAAGCATCACGAAGAATGAGTTTAGTATCGACAGTCGCAGGTGAAAAGAAGTCATCCACTACCTTTTTCACGACCTTTTCATCGAATGGTTTGCATGAAAAGACATCGAGATACATATCGTCGCTCTCCTCTACGAAATGTGCACAGATATTCGAAGTCTCAATCAACTGAACCAAGGTAAATCCTTTTTTGTTACCGGTTCCAAACATCACGATTTCAGGCTTTCCGTAGGCTACCATGTCGATTTTGTTGACAAGTGTGGATGTGAAGACTCCAATGTGCTGTGCAGAGCGAATCGAAGCAGGAATGCAGTTGCGTCCGTTCAAAATCAGATGGTATCCCCAATATGGCATATACTATTATGATATTTAATTGCTGTAAGCCAGACCGCCCATGCCGCTCATAATACGGAAGATGTTGTAGTTGACGGCATAAATTCGGAAATTGTAAGGATATGCTTTGCTAGGATAGTTGCCTGCACCTCCAGAGGTAACGCTCTCGTAGACCAATGTGGCCGTGTCAATACGTGAAAAGTTGCAAGTGCCTGATGGTTGGTGCTCCTCAGGGCTGATGGCAAAGGAATACACGTTGATAGGGTTGAAGTTTGTAATAGACTGAACGTTGTTGAGTGATCCAACCATAGACGTAGATGTAACGGTTGCAAAAATACTGAGTTCATAGGTTCCTGCACCTCCTGCACCAGTTCCGTAGCCTGTAATGTAAGTTCCAAGAGGGACGTTTGCACCTGTGATCAACATATTCACTGCGATCGTTCCAGTGACTGCGGATGCAGTTAACACATTTCCAGCGATTACACCGGTGAACGATGCTTGAACTGCACCTCCTGCGTTTGAAGCAGCAGTTGTTGCCACCGCATTGTGAATAGGCCAGAAGGCACCACCTGAATGGTGTTGGTAGGGTTGAACCTTCCAGAAATAGTCGCCATATCGCTCGTCGAATCGATCCTGTCCGTTGATTTGGATGCGTGCCTTGAAGACGATATCATCGTAGGTGAAGGGTTGAGTGTATCCAATCGCAGCAGTCACTGCGGATCCGCAATCTGTCTTACGTGCATCTTGGAAGACCCAGATCAATTCCTTGACTGGGTGATTCAAAGTGAGATCGAGACGTCCTGAAGCAGTGTTGATGGTTTGAGGGATGCCAGTTTGGAGTTGATCAATCAAATACTCATGGCTCTCCTGTGCAAATCTGCGACGCTCCTCCACATCGAGATAAATATAGTCCATGTACATCGCCATATCTTGGATGTCTGGAAGATTAGAGGCGGCTTGAGACACACTATCCCAACTTCCTTTACTGACTAGATCAGTTGCGGCTCCCAAGGTGATGTTAAATCGAACCTCGTGGTATTGGAGGGCAATCAAAGGTAATGCAAGACCTGGGTTACGGTTGAACCAGAACTGGAGAGGAATATACAACACGGCTGGGCGACCACCGCACGATGTGTTGGTGGTATAGGTTCCATTATACAATCCACCGACCATGGAGTCCAACTTGACAGAGGTATCAAAGTTTGCTGTCAAGCACTCCCACAAAAAGAGCCATTCGCCGTAATGAGTGTCAATGATCTGTCCACCAATTTCTACCTCAATCTTCTTGAGAAGGAGGTATCCAATGCGTCTCTGGTCGTCGCCAGACCAGACGACTGGATATGTCTTTCCAGTATAGGTGTCTGGAAGAACTACTTGGACGTATGTTTTCCAGATCAAATCGGCATTACGATTGACCACCGCCACGAGACGCTGTCCGTAGTTGGGTGCGCCGGTAAAGTTTACGCGGAAAGGTTCAATTGCAAAGTTAGTATGACGCTTGTAGAGCACCTTCCAGAAGGTAATGTGAGGATTTCCAGTAATGTATGCGTCCTGAGCACCATAAGCGACAAGTTGTAGAAGACCGCCTCCCATTTGTGTTTATACTCTCAGAGGATAAATTCTACTTCAACAGCGTCCGCGCACAGAGGGTATACATAAACAACGTGTTTACCAGGGCGATGACTAACGTAGGCGCTGAACGAAGGAGCATTGAGAACCCTGCTGCTGGACGCTTCATCATCACATATACATCAACACCCACGACGAAGACAGACAATACAACGACGATCATAAACATGATGTAGAAATATCCACAGATTGTCTCGTTTGAAATTCCTTGAGTCAATTGAGTTTCGGTTTTACTGGCGTCGGACATTTATATCTCCCAATAGACAATGTATGGTGGCAAGTTTCTTGCGAATGGTGCAGATACCTGTGTCTATGATCCTCCGGTGAGCTGCGACCCTCCCACTCCAGGAATGGATGTCCAAAACAAAGTCTCACGCATTGTCTCGCTTACTTCAGGTGAACGCGAAACGCAAGCCCTGGTTCAGAAAGTGTTAAAAGACATCGAACCTGTATTTCCGCGGATTCGAGACTTTGTCAACATTGCGTCTGACTCGTGTACCCCTAAATTCAAGCCGGAAGACGAACAACAATCGTGTAAAGTTAAAGATCTTTCGACTGGACCGCTGGTCAATCTCATCACGCCTAAACAAGGGAAGGACTTTTATCGTTATATTGGCACTCCAGAATTCAAGACCAAGTTTCCAGCTGCGATGGCGAACCTTGCAGTTGCAATGAGTTATCTCAATGAATACGGACTCATGCACACGGATTTACATGCCGCAAACATTGCGTTGATGAACGGTCGTCTGGTCGCCCACGATTGGGGACGAGCATTCAACAGCCGCGATGAGAAAAAGGTCAAAGACTATTTCGATTGGGCCAAACGCACGAAGGGTCTGAAGGGACGAGGCGAGTATAAGTTCATTCTACCCATTCTCAACAATACAGACTACTTCGCAGGTCTCGTGAAACGAACCACGAAAGAAGGAAAACAGAAACTACACTTGATTCTAACTCGGTCGTGGGATACATTGGCATTGATAGGAACCTCGGAATACGATGGTCTCATTAACAATGACATGGTCAACCGTTTCTTACGTGCGTTCGTGGGTATTGTAGCACAGAATGACGCAGACTTCTCGAACAATCTTCGTAAAATCATACCCATTGCATTTACCTTTTCGTATGTGGCCCCTGCGGTTGCTCCTGCGGTTGCTCCTGCGGTTGCTCCTGCGGTTGCTCCTGCGGTTGCTCCTGCGGTTGCTCCTGCGGTTCCTCCACCTCCTGCGCCGGTTAAGGTCAAAAAGACACGAAAGGTCAAATCGAAGACAAAGAAGACACGTAAGTCGGTTCCACCTGCGGCTGCTCCTGTGGTTCCACCTGTGGTTGCGCCTGTGGTTGCTCCTGTGGTTGCTCCTGTGGTTCCACCTAAATCAATCCCGAAGTCCATGTACGTTAGTGAGTCCCCTTCAAATAAAGAAGTTATTCAACTTCGTGAAGACCTTGCGATCTGCGATGACGAAGTGGATAAATTACGAAACAAAGTCCAAAAAATTGCAGAGCTGACAAAGCTCTCTCCTCGAAGAGGTGGAAGTGGTATTTCCTCCAAGTTTGATCGGTGTGTCAAGAGCGTGCGAAAAACGGTCAAGGCTCGTAACAAGGAATCTGCAGCGATTGGGATTTGCACCAAGTCGGTCTTACAGACACGAGGACGTACACTGAAACGTTATCGCAAAGGACGCTTGACTACGCAGAAGCTTCGAGTGCCTGTTTAGCCGCTAACTGTTCAGCCTTTTTGCGTGTGCTTCCATGTCCATAGGCTAGGTGCTTACCAGTCGCATCACAGACTGCAACGCGTATCTCATTCTTCTTAGGATCATTGGATAACATTTCATACGTCGGTGTACACTTTAGATCACGTTGACAGTATTTCTGAAACAAGTCTTTGTAATTAGTTGCACCGGTTACAACTTCTTCAATTTCAACATACGTCTCCATGACAGTGGTTACAAAGGCATACACAACTCCAAATCGATTACCACAGTCGGTCCACAGTGCACCAATAAAGGCTTCAAAGATATCACCAAGTTTTTTCGTATTGGTGCGTCCTGCGATTGCAGGCGACTCTTCGTTATGTCGACTAATAATGTAGTACCGATCCAACCCAATTTGTTTGGACAATTGGCCAATCCGCTCATTGTTTACAAGCTCTTTGCGTGCATCGGTTAGAAATCCCTGCTTCTTCTCAGGATACTTCTTGCGAAGATACGTGGCAATACATACACCTAACACTGAATCACCTTCAAACTCTAAACATTCATAGGATTCATCTTGAAGAGGCATCACGCCTGAAGGACAAGGAGCAAGATGTGCGAGCCGTCCGTCCGGTGTAGTATAGTCGGTTCTTCGAACATAGGTTGTATGGACCATGGCTGTTTGAAACATGCGTGGGTTGACCACCCTATAGTGAGGCAGCCCATGCTTGTGAAGAATTGTATGAATATCCTTTTCAGTAAAGACACGATTTGCAGGATTGTAGGGACTATAACTATCCATTACAGTCTATCTCCTGGCTTGATTTAGGTCCGTTTTAATAATATTGAGGAAACACCATACCGATACTCTTTTTCATTCGGATACCTCGTGCCACAGAGGGAATCTATCCAGTACTCCCCATAGTTGTAGTTCTGGTGTTTGTGGTGCAGAAGGTGGTGATTTCCAATCAGAAAAACGCCACGTTCATCATGCCGTAAAAATCCACGAATATTAAGCAATGTTAGGACAATCGCAATCTCGGTTATACTATATGTATAGAAGGCGCATGGAATAAACGTTCCAACTCCCTGGAATACATTCTCTACCGTACTTCCAACATATGCATCTAAAAAGATTGGCTCTGGATTTGCATGATGTTCTGCATGGTGCTTGTACAGTATGTGGTTATGTAGTATGATGTGTGATAGATAGAACCATACATCATATGATAAAATGGAGAGGACAATAAGATACATGCTCTACTGTCTAGCACTTAAAAATATCTTGCGACAACATCATATATTGATGGAAAAAGCTTTGATCACCCTGACTGCCCGTGTTGTTCGCGCCCATCGAGAGATGGCACCGTGTATCGCGAGAATCCATACAGGGTTCATGGTAGAAACGAATATTGATACTGTGGAAAAAGACCTTCAACAACTGCAAGAGATGCTCCGACAAGTTCGAGAAGCACAGAAAGCACCCCCTAGGACCTATCACTCAAGTAATGTTTTCAACTCGAACGAATATTCATCTGCAACTAAAGTGTGTTCATGACGACGCATAATCTCTTTCATTACATCTTCCCCATGTTCGGGAAGAATTTCTATCAAGTAGTTTTGCAGTTGCTTCTTTGAAAGCGACCACCCCTTCTTCCATTCCCCTGGCTTTTTCACGTGAAAGACCATCTTGGACGCATTCAATTCGATCTTTACAGGTAATGTAGATTCAGTGTACGCAGCGGCTAAATCCAACTCAAGAGTTTGTCGATGTTCGCGAAGGTCTTTTGCCCGTGTGTTTACGTCTGCGAGTTGCTTGTTGTTTTCTAAGTAGCGAGTGAGTATTGGCTTTAGAGTGTCCATACGAACCTTGGGGATGATTTAAAAGCGTCCGTTTTGACAATAGGATGTTTGACGAAACTGAAATAAAACGATTGTGTGAAGTCTACAATCGTGAACATCCAAAAGAACGACCGATCGCCTGTAAACGTTCCATGGAGGCAACGTGGAAAGATCTTCAGAAACGATTGGCATCCAAATGCAAGACTGGTCGATCGGAATGTATCGTCTCTAGTCTTCTACGCCGACCTAAAGCTCCTAAAGAGTGGCAAGTCAATCGTGAAGAATGGTTATCTTCCGATGACATTGATGCGGTCGAAAAGAATTATGTAGACGTCTTTGCAGACTATGCGTATGTAGGGACAGTTCCTATGGATTTTGATCTCCAAGACGAAACTCGCAAGTGTGTGGTCAGCACATTGTGTTCAATGAAGTTGAAGTCTCTCTACGACAAGGGAAAGCAACGTATTGGAATTGTTGTCAATACAGATCCACACGATGGTCCAGGTCAACATTGGGTTGCAGTGTTTTGCGACATTCGTCCTGAATTGGAGTATCCTCGTGTCACTTATTTCGATTCCTATGGAACCTCGCCTGAGACTGAAATCAAGACCTTGATGAAACGTTGGAAACAGCAATGGGATGCAACTGGAATTCACTCGAAAGGGATGAAACTGACCTACAACAAGACACGACATCAGTACAAGGATTCTGAATGTGGAATGTATTGCTTGTATTTCCACTACGCATGCCTCATGAACCTCCCTATGGACGAATCAATGCCAGATGATGTCATTAACGCATTTCGTAATTTATTGTTCACAATGCCTAAGAAAGAAACATAGGAAGTAGAATAATGGAGTGGCTGATTACCATCGTATTGCTAGCGTTCATCGCATATCTCTTCTACGATGAAACCTTAGGAGAGCCGCCAGTCATCTTACGTCGAAAGAGACTGTGTGACTACTATGTCGCTGGATCGGTCTATCAAGACATTTCAGCTGCATTGGCTCGTGGAGTGCGTCTACTTGAAGTCCATGTGTATTCCGATGAACGTGATCAACCGGTGGTCGCACTCAAACCGCAGAACGATGGATACGATTATGCAGAAGACAATGTATCCTTTGAGTCTGTCTGTATTGACATTATCAATGATGCCTTTCCCTCAGAAGATCCATTCATCTTGTCGATTGTCCCTCACACACTCAAGACAGTGACGTTGGATTTGATTGCAGAACATCTGTTGACTATCTTACGCCGTCGTCTCATCACTACAACTAACCCCATTCCTACACTGCCCTTGGACGCCTTGAAGGGTAAGATTGTCATTGTTTCTGGAGGTACAATTCACGGATCCAAGCTTGAACCTCTCGTGGACCTCTCCTGGAACGAGTCTGGACTTAGACGTCTCAGCTATCAACAGGCACTTCATCCTCGTGATCCTGAAGATTTGGTGCGTTTCAACAAGGACCACATCACTTTGGTGGCTCCAGAGACGGAAGTGAAGACGGTCGGTGCCAATCCAGAGCGTCCCAAGGCGCTGGGGTGCCAGTGGAATTTGTTAGACACAACAGGAAGCGGCTTCGTAGAGAAATCGTTTCTTGTGCGTTAAATAAAAATGAACACAGAAACTATGACACCAGGACCAACGGTTGGCGGAAAGAGATCCGCATGGATGAGCCACGTCAAGAAGACCATGCGTGCCAACAAGGGTAAGCCTTTATCCGCAGTCTTGAAGATGGCTGCAAAGACCTACAAGAAGACTGCCAAGGTCTCTAAAAAGAAGAAGAATCGCGGTATGTTTGGCATGTATGGCGGAGGAGGTATTGCAAGCACTGCAGGAAACGTCGGTGGAGTGGAAGCAATGAGCAATTATGGAGCAATGGGCGGTCGTCGCAGAACCAAGAAAAACGGATCTAAGAAGTATTAAAGACTAGACTTCCCCCCTGCCAGAATGGATCAAGACCCTAAAACTCGTAAAGAAAGCAAGAAGTCCGCAAAAGATAAGGCCAAAGGTAAGGACACATGTTACTCTGCGAAACATGTGCGCCAACTAGAAGCCTTGAAAGACAAGAAGAAGTAACTATAATAAGGATTTATGAG